CATGTTAAAACATTTCTATTTGATTATTTTCAAACCTATTCTTAACGCCGATCATGTTTTTAATAGTTTGGTTGTAATAACTTTCTTTTAATTCTATTCCTTTCGCTTTGCGCCCCATGCTGACAGGGCTGTAAATCTCAGAACCAACCCCCATAAATGGAGTCAATATGACCTCACCCGGATTTGAATATAACTCTACAATCCTATCAATGACATCTAATTGTAACGGGTGAACGTGCTTTTCGTCATCCCCTTCTCTAGCTGGTTTAAATTCCAACACATTCCGGTTCCTGATATCATCCCAAACGGATGAGGCGTAACGCTGCCAAATGATATGAGCTTTTTTGTTTGTCTTATGGTCAGCCCATTGTTTGTATTTTATCAGTATATGATCCCATGAGCCATATTTACGCTCCATTTCCGGGAGCAATGGAGTTGACCCGGCATAATAATCTAACCCGGTTTTGTGAGTCACAGGTATTTTATTTTCCCCGCCTTTTCTAAAAATTAAAACATAGTCAGGTATTGCAGTATAACACTTAGTTGAGTCCTCTACAATCTGCTTATGCTTAAGGCTATTTACCATAGTCCTAGTTCTGACCTCTAACGGTTCCTTCCATATCGTTATCCTATTGTTGTAAGAAAAACCATATTTCAAATGAAGCTTAATAATCTCATGTGGAAAGTCCCACAATGTGTGAGCTGTTGTATGTGTAATTACATCAGAACAATGTACCGCCGTTATCCTGCCGGGTTTTGTTACCCTCGCTACCTCTTTAATCAAAAATTCAAATTGTTGCAAAAACTGCTCTTTTGATTCACAGTTCGAAAAGTCATTTTCACTTGAACTGTATTGGTAAAGCCCGGCGAATGGTGGGGAGTAAACCGAAAGGTCAATACTTTCCTTTTCTAGTTCTGGTAAAACGTGCATGCAATCTCCGTTATACAGTGAATAATTTTCTGTATGATATTGGTTAATAACCTTCATAATTAAATAAATTTAGGCGTTAATATTTCTTTTTCAAATTTGATTTTCTCAACCTTTAATCCTTTGTTTAATGTCGTATTTAAACTGTCAAATAACTGTATTGCTTTTTCTGTTTTTAACAAAAGCGCATCAATAACCCGCTTTTGACCGTCTGATAAAACAAGATCAGCGTAAACAGGTTTTGTTTGCCCAAACCGCCAAAATCTTCTTATTGCTTGATAGTACTGCTCATAACTCCATGTTGGGAAATAAACAGTATGGTTACAGTGCTGCCAGTTTAGACCGAACGAAGTCATTTTTGGTTTCGTGATCAGCTTTTTTATTTCACCATTACCGAACGCTAATAAAAGTTCCTCCTTTTTTTCAAGTGGCATTGATCCTTTTATCTGGAACGCGTCCTTATCAAGTTTTTGCAGTAAATCACCTTCATCATTGAAATTACACCAATAAACAGAAATATCATGACTTTCTGCTAATTCAACTGCTTTATTGCATCTATTTTCAATTGTTAGCTTTTGCTCTATCCTGACTTCTGTCATTGTTTTTGCCACTATTCCAAACATCATTATCTGACCATCAATAACCCAATTTTTATCATTCCTTACATAGTTATGATTTAGTATTAATTCAGGTAAAATAAATTTAGTATCATCAAATCCCAGGTCAGAAGGTTTCCGCATTGAGATCGACCAACCAGATACCCACTTGAAAAAGTCATTTTTTGCATGTGGTTTAAGGTACCACTTTGTCGCAATCTCTTGCGGCCTTATGTTGTTTTCATTGTTAGCAAAAAACCTGCTTAACATTTCCATATAACCCAACTCTCCCAACGCCTCCGAACTTGTGCCCAATTCAATAAAGTCGTTAGGACTTGGAGTCGCTGTAAATAGAAATCTGTACTTTACTTTTTTAAGAAACGTAGTTACATGATTTTTAATTGCACCTTTGAAGTTTTTCAAAATACTGCTCTCATCTAGTATAACGCAATCAAAATCATCATGATTAAATTTATCCAAACGCTCATAATTGCAGATCACAATATCAGTATTATATTTGCCATCTTTTGAATACATTATTGACGCATCCAAATTGAATTTTTCGGCCTCCTTGATGAACTGGAATGCAACGGCTAAAGGTGTTATTATCAGTACTGGCTTATTCGTGTGCCTCCGATAGTTCACAGCTGTTGTAAGCTCAATTATTGTCTTACCTAATCCAGTGTCAAGGAATACAGCGCACCGACCTTTTTTTATAGCATATTCTGATACATATTCTTGGAAGTCAAATAATTTATCAGGTAGATATTTAATTTCAATTCCATGGTTGATCGATGAGTGCTGTTTCGATTTTAAAAATTCCTTATAATCCATCCGTATAAATTTTAATTAGTCAATAAGCAAATGTAACAAATTACCTGTTGTGTGAATGTTAAAAATAGTTAAAACTCAGTTGTAGCAATCAAATCAATTGAGTCGTTTAGGTCCGCGTATTCAGCAAATGTATTGAGTATCTTATACCCGCATGAATAGTCATCTTCGTTATAATCTTCATCCGATTCAGGTTCACTTTCATTAATATCTAAAATGTAATGATTGCCCCAATACTTTTTAGGAACTATCGAAACCTTGACATTATTCAAATCTCCGCATTCAGTAAAACTGATTAAGTTGGTGCAATTGATCTTCGTCTGTAATCATTTGTAAGTACTTGCCTTTCACGCACACCTTATAGGCTTTCTTAGTGCTTAATATCTTATTATAAATATCACCACCTTCGTTTGTCCATCCGTTCTGCAATGTTATATTTCCAAGTCTCCACATACTGTTATTAAGTCGCTTAAATCCGTTCAGCTCAATAATTTCATTTGTTAATTTCATCGCTTCAAATGTTTATAGTTTAAATAATTCCCTTCGCTGTCAACTTCATCCTCCCTGTAATCAATCAGGTAGCGGTATTCATATTTTGTCAATTCCTTGCCCCATATCGGTATATTGGTATTGATTACTTTTTCGTTCACCTGGTAGATTCCTGGTGATATTGTTTTGATTTTCATTAGTATAAATTTTTAATAACCTGTTCATAAACAAAATCCCGATCTTCATTCAAACCATTCAATTGTGTTTCATCCATTGGCACCCCGTCAAGATCGGCAGCTGATATGAAGGCATCGACGAAATCCGGGGCATCGTTTGTATTGATGTCATCTATTTGGATGTTATCTATCATTATCCGTTCTCCTTTATTAGTTCGTTTTGTTTTTCCAGATCATTTACAATTCCTTTAAGTGAATAAATTAAACACTTATCTACTGTTCCGTCAAGTTTAGTTATTTCTTCTAATATCATACTGTTATAGCCCGTAACTAACAATTCAATAATATTGGCCGGCTTACCGTTCGATCCTCCATAATGTTTTAAAGTAAGTATCATTTCCTACCCTCCCTTTGGAATCTCTGGTGTAACTTTTCCCTGTATATCTTGCTGTTCTTTCGTTTGATTGACATAGCACGATTAAATATTAACAGCGTAATAATTATGACGGCTATTCCGATTAGGTATGTCATAATTCACTGATTAATTTAGTTACTAACTTATCCAATTGAATACACCTATCTAACATATCAGCCTGATAATCATTATCGGCTGCAATCCGGTAAACCTTCGCTTTTAAGTGGTCAGGAAATTCAGGATTAAATGTCATAAAGTCACACCATGTGCAGGTGGTAACCATCATTTGAAACTGCACCTGAGCAAAATATTTCGGTGGTATTCCGTTCTGTAAGTATTCAAGATGTGCCTTCGGTTGAGGGCTTTTAATCTCCAACAAACCCCTGTTACGATCTTCCATTACCATCCCGTCAGGAGTACACCCGATGAAATCAAATTCAGGATGGATTATAAATCCGGGTAACTTAACCTTAATATTTCTCGATTTCGCGTAAATCAATCTTGCATCAGGTTCCCGTTCCAATCCTTGTTCCATTTGCCAGGTAGTGAAATCAGGCGGCTCAACCCCAAGTCGCTCCAATACTAACTCATTTGCATAGGTCTTGGCCATTTGTCCGAATAGTTCCGGGCCTTTGCCTTTTGCCATAATGTCATAGCCTTTACTTGCCGTGATTCGGCCTGATCTTTTTGGTGATAGTTCTGTCATACTGTTACATTTTTATAGTTTCCTTTAATCCTGATTGCCTCCACCTGCTGACCAAACGCTGAAACCGTCTGTGTCGTAAGTGTAACCTGTTGCCCGATCCAGTCCTCGATATAAGGTGAACCAGTTACCTCTGCAATTTTCTTCGCGTTGGTTTTGTTCAGGATCATACCTTTTTTAGCTCCTTTGAATTTCAAGACTGTAACGGTTTCCTTTTCTTTACCGTTAAATGTTTCGTCCTGATCAATTGATTCAATTGTAACTGTAACGTTTTTTTCTAGTTCCTCGGCAGATATAAACCGATAGTCAAAACTTTTCTTCCAATGTGTTTTCGTGTCGCTCATTATAAATATTTTTAAGTGATTAATTTATTAATGTAAAGATACATCTAAATTCAACTTCCAAAAGTTAACATTTGTTAATTTTTGATGTGATTAATAACCTTATCAATCAAGTTTGAAACATCACCGTACATCTTTTGGTTTTTCACAGACTTGAATACATACCTGTTTTTAATATCTTCAAGATCATAAATCAAATCCTGAACTTTTGCCGAGTCTCCTTTGTTCAGTTCGGATTGTTTTTTGATTTCGACATCTGATATTGCTTTTAATTCAGCAGCTTTCTTTTCTTCAAGTTCTTTGTTAATCCTGTCGCGTTCGTTGCGTTCTGCCTGTAATTTTACCCGCATTTGCTCTGCTGCCTTTTCCGCTTTCTCAGCCTCAATTTTACGCAACCTGTCTGATTCTTTCTTTTGCTCTGCAAGTTTCGCCTCGTTGTCTGCTTTGATCTTTGCTGCTTTTTCGGCTTCAACCTTTGCAACCCTGACACGTTCCTTTTCCGCTTTTTCCCCTACAACTTTCAAGTTCTCATTTTCAACCTCGATCAATCTCAACCTTTCCGCTTCTGCTTTCTCGGCTGCAATCCGATCTTGCTCTGCCTTTTTTTCCGCTGCAATACGATCTTCATACTCTGCTTTTTTAGTATTCAGATAAGCAATCCACACATCATCTTCCATGTAACCCAATTGCCGTTCGTGTGCATCTTCAAGGTAATGTGAAAGCATCTCGACGCGCTTTGTTTGCAGTTCCTCAATCTTTTTCAGTTGCTGGATTTCGTAGTAGTTCTCGATCTCTGACAACTTTTCTTCCATTTGAACAATTGGAAGAGTTTCCTTGTTTTTCCATGCATCAACAAATTTCCCAGCGGCAAGGAAATAAGCCTTTTGTGTTTTGTGAATTGATGCAATCCCGGTTCTGACTTTTACCAGTGATTTTCTGATTGTAGCTGCCTCTGAACAGGTTTTGATAGTGATCTCTTCCGTAAGGAGATTCTCATAGACTTTCGCCAGTCCGTCACGCTCTATGATTTTGGGCATAAAAGCATCTTCAATTGTTTTTACTTTTTCTGAATCTAGTCCGTATTCAGCAGGATTAATTTTTGTAATTTGTGTCGTCATTATAATTGTTTGTTTAATTTATTAATACATCCATTTAAGGAATCTATTTCATTTGTATATTTATCATTCAACCATGTGAAAGTTCCGGGATAGCTATTAAGCGAATCATAAAGAATCTCCCTTCTCCTTATGAAGTGGCTAATTGCAGCAATCACTTCTAATTTATGAGCATATTCTTTTGTCAGTTCATCCAACTCAGGCCGGCCTATATCGCATTTTCTTATTCTCATATCGGTTAGTTATTAGTAAGTGGCTCATAAAATGATACGAATACCTGGCAATTATTAATTGTCAATGAACATCCCATTTTGCCGTCCCTTTTACATTTGTTTATATATGAAATTTGAGACTCATCAAGTTCATTAGTGAATTTAACCTCACTAGACTCTTTCAATATTTTCGTGATATGTTTAGGTTCTTCAGTATCTGAACAGCCCAATACACACGCTAATATTAAAAATATTACGCTTAACCTGTTTAAAATTTTCATATTCTTATTTATTAGGATCTAAAATTGCCTGTAATTGTCGCATAAGGAATGAGTACTTCAACCTGTATGTGTTACCGTTTAATTTAATCCACTCGTTAGGCTCGTTGTCAGGATTAGTTAAGTACTCATCCATGCAAGCCTTACAGAATATTACATCACGCTCATAAAGCCCGATCACATTAAACATACCGTGTTCAAAAACGGTATATCCGCATTCATCACACTCGGCTGCATCAATCGGTTCCTGATTACTTGGATGGTCAGGGTTTCCAATTCCGCAGTAGTCGCGGTCGTAGTTTGGTATTGTTTCCATGCTATTTAGTTTTTAATGATTTCAGCTTCGTATCCTAATTTTTCAGCCGCTCTTTTACAATGTTCAGCACTGTTGAGCGTGTCCCATTTTAGGGTTTTGGTGCCGGTTGGTTTTTTTATTATTACTTTGTATTGTTTCATAATTTATTCGTATTTGTTATTAAACAAAAGTAAACCAACCGATACGGTAATGCAAATTTGATTTCATAAAATTTGTTAAAATTAGATTATT